TAACTAAACCATTATCAAATGATGGAGCAAGATAATATGGCTTTTTTTCTTGTACTGGATACCAAGAAACTGCATCTTCACCCTCAAATAAAGATGTAATTGAAGAACCAGTTAAATTAATATTATCTCCCAAAAGCCAGAATAAAAATGTTTTATCGTCCACATCTAATTCTTTTGATCCAGAAGCAATAATACAATTTTGTTTATTTGTTTTAAAACTAAATTCTAAATATCCTGAACGAAAAACATCAACAGTATCTGCCCATTCAAGATTTCCATATATATCTGAAGGTTTAGTATTTAAATAAGCAATTGAATTTTCATTAAAATGAAATGTCATTTCATCTTCATTTACTGTATTTACATATTCATTCCATGTAACGTCATTCATTGAACCGTCTGAATATGTTGATTTTGATGTAATTATATCAATTCCTCCACCAGGATTTCCATATGTTAAATCTATAACGTTTGCTCTTGTAGAATAATTTTGTCTCCAACTTTTAACAGGATCTTGACTAGGAAAATGATATCCAAATGGTTTCTGTCCTACCAATAATAATGAATCTTGTGGAGAAAGTCCATCAACAATAGGAAAAGAAAAATCATAAATAAATCTATTTTTTGCACCTTGTAATACTTGGGTTTCAAATTGATCAAATACATTATATGTATTTTTATTTTCAAATCCTTTTAGATCTTTATACTTTTTTTCTTTCATGTTATACAACCTCTCTCATTGGAAGAATTTTTTCAGTACTTGTTGCTCTTAAGTATGCAAGCCAAGGAGTCATTGCCATATTAGGATAATATCTAACTTCACTATTAAAGCCAGTTCCTGAAAATTTTAGATATATGCCTTCTGACTTCAATTTTGCACTTGCATACATAGTTGGACCAGGAACTGTAGTGGCAACCAAACTTGTATTAAATGCTGCACTTGCTACCATAACATCAGAAACAATATTGACTGGTACAAAACCAGTTGCTTCAGCCATTAATGCAGATGCTTCCATAACATTAGCAGTAACATTAACTAATCTTACCAAATATAATGAAGGATGAACGAATTGTCCAGATGCCGTCGCTGGAGCGGCAGATAAATTAGCATTAGTAATTATTGCTGGCATTGACATTTCTGCAGAAGCAGTAAATACTACTGTTGCATTATTTGTATTTGTTTTATCTGGCATTACATTAAATATATTGGTAACTGCTGTTTGTAAGATTTGATCTTTATCCCAGTAAATTTCATCAATAATAAGTTTTGTATTTGTTGGTACTACTGGCAAAGCGGTATATGCAAAAGAAGTAATTAGACATCCAACACCAAGTCTTGCAAAATTATTTGCTTCATCATTAGGGCCAACATGTGTTGGATTATTAATAGTATTTACTTGATATGTTGAAACATTTTGAGTAAGAACAATATTTGCATCAACATAAACTGTTGCAGTATTATTATTATTATTATGATGCCAATTAATAACAATATTATGTCTTGTATAATCAAATATATTAACATTATTTGCAGACGTTATTGTTATTGGTGCGCCTACCTGATTGTTAATTTGTAGGTGTAATTTATTTTGATAGTGATAAAGAATAATATTTTGATTATCATTATGACCATTTAGATTCCATAATACACGAAGACCTGTTGTTGAAGCATCATCTGTTGCTCTTTCCATCCAGAATGATGAATGCCATGAATTATTACCAGTTCCCCAATTATCATCATGTTCAGATTCTTTTAAAATTACTCCATCAGTAATATATGATGTACCTGCAGTTTTAGCAGATTTGCCATTTATGCCAAGATCTGGATTTACTATTGTTCCTCCAACTACAGTGGCTGCAACAGAATAATCATTATCAGTACCAGAATCAGCATATGGAGTTGCGGTATCAAATGTTACATATCTGTATGGTGTGATATTTGCTTGAATATAATCAGAATATGTTGTATTTAATGCAAAACCTTCTTTTGATTCTGCAGAGGCAATAGCAGGATCTGCAAGCATTGTTCTACCATAATAAACAATAACATCTGTATTTAATGCTGATGCCGTTAATGCTGATGCTGAATAATTAATATTGGTTGTTGTTAAAATTGACGGCATAACAAAATCTGCTGAAGCAGTAATTGGCGTTGCTACAGGATTTGCGTTTGATACTATTAAAAATTGATGATTTACAGTTTCAGTATTTGCATAAAATGGCACTGCAATAAATTCATTATTTGGATCTAAATTATTTATAAAACTAAAATGATCAATAATTTCTGAATTTGTTAAATTATCATCATAAAATGCAATTTCATCAACTAATGCATTATAACTAATTGTTGCATCATCACCCTGAGTATTATCCCATTGAGAGGATTGTACATAAATATATCTTTGTTGTGCAGTTAAATGATTATACCAATTACTTGGTGTAAAGGTTTGACTAATTATTAAACTACCATTTACCCAAACTTGTATTGTTGAACCAGTAGATTGCAATAAAACATGATTCCATGCATTATCAACAACTGCATTTGCTGTACCCTTTTTAATATTATCTGTTAAATTTACATAGTCATTACTTCCAAGACTTGTAACTTGACGTATTCTTAAATTAAAACTTTTTTCGTTTGCATAACTTGCTGAATCATCTGTATAAAATAATCTTATAAGATTACCAATATTAAGTCCAACTCCACTATTGTCTGTATTTGTTTTATAAAACCAATATTCTACTGCAAAATCTCCATTAATAAAATCAGCCATAGTTGTTATATCTGGCCCACTAACTCTTATATAATTTTGAGCAGCACTACTTGTTCCCGTAAATTTCCAGGAATCTCCTTCTCCAACAGGAACCATTTTTGCAGGACTTGTTACTTCTTTTGTAACCGTATTTCCGACTAATTCATTATCATTTATTCCCCATGATCCATAATTTGTTATTGTTGTTTGATCTAGATTTGTATAAAATACTGGATTGTCTTCAATAATCATCTTGAAATAACTTGGAGTAACAAAAATTGTTGGATTAACCATTAACGCTGAAGCAATCATTGGTACTCTAGATACACTTGGTTCTACAAATTCTGCTGATGCAGTAAGTTCAACAGAACCATAACTTACATTACTTCCAGTTGATATACCAACATTATTAATTAATTCTGCTGATGCATTTAATGTTTCTGTTATTGTAATATTTAAATTAGCATTATTTGTTATTGAAACATCTGATGGGAAAAGTGCAGATGCTTCAAAATGTGTTGTTGTATATGCATTATCTCCAACCATGGTGGAAATTGTTGGATGTAAAAATGTTGCATCACAGGTTATTGCTTCAGGTATAACAAAAGTATCAAGTTTAATTGATGGATGAACAATATCAGCAGAAGCGGTTTTTGCGGTAGATGAATAAGTTACACCAGTTGCTGCGTTATAAATATTTGCTATTTCTGTACCAGTAATACTATTAAATCCTGCAACATATGGAGATGCTATCTTAATATTTGATGTATATAAATTAGCAGTATTACCAATATCAACACCAACCATTGATGTTGTTGTATTTATTGCTACAGATGTATCAGTATCAATTAATTGACCATTTAAATAAATATAAACATTTGCACCATCTCTGCGAATTGCAATATAATTCCAGGTATTTGTTGTTAGGGTTGGATAATTATCAGAAGTATATAATTTGGTTTTGTCTCCAATAGGAATAAATAATGTATTTTTGTTTGTATTTGTATCATAATAAAGAGAAATTAAAAATCCACGAGTGGCTGGTCTAACTCCATAAAATGGTACGGCTACGGTTCCACTTCCTATTGATTCTGCATTAAACCAAACGCCAGCAGACCAAGAATTGTCACTATATAGATCAAGATGACTTGTTACTGTAGAACGATATCTTGCAAAAGTTCCACTTACATTTGATAATTTTACTCTCCAGCATTTTTGTCCTGGTATAAAACCATCATTTACTGTTTCTACATGTGTTCCAAACTGTGTATAAGTCCAATTAGCGCTTGATGTATATGTGCTATTACTTGTACGAGTAGGTTGTGCAAATCCCTGCGGGCTATCCTCATCAAGCATTAATGCATATTCATGAGTTATATTATTATTAAAGTAATTTGTATATTGACTCATAAAAAAAGGCTACGCCAAAGACGTAGCCAATTCACCTACCTTCAATTCTGGATTAATTGCTTTTAGACTATGTCCGTTAATTGAAACGGTAGGAAGATTGAAACAGGTCCAACTAAGCACATTATTCGTATGGCAACAGACAATTTGTGCTTTGATACCAGGCATCGCCAAGACAGCCTTAGTGGAGAGAGTCATTGGACCTGCTTCAATTCTTATATTCATTACGCTACTGTGATCCTTACGATACCTGTAGCATCCCATGTAATAGTAAAGTTACCATTAGATGAAGACTGATCTGAACCAAAATCAACATAACCAATAAGTGGCTTTGTTGCGTTGGTTGCAGGAGATGCATCATAAACTACTGCATAACGAGCAGTAATTGTAGATGAAGACCATGTTACATCGTCAGCATCAAGAACGATTACGTTTGTTGCTGAAGAATAAGTGTTGGTCTTATTAGAAAGTGTAGCGCCACCTGCTGTATAACCAGTACCAGTTACTTCATATGTCGAAACATCATCGAAGTAGTTATGAGCATCTTGGTCAGGTGTGTAGGAATTTGTTAGGAGTGCTACCTTGATGGTATCTGTATCCCAATCAACTTCCTTATTAAGTGCTTGCTGTAGGAATTGTCCGTATAGTTTGCTAGGCATTATTCATTTCCTCCTTATGCTGTCTTCTCAACGATTGCGAATGCGTCTGCGTCTGCAACAGCAAACCCACGACGGATACGAGTCTTGAGCAAGACACCATCCTTAGAAAATTCTGCATCACGAGAAACTACAGATTCTACGCCACCACGGATACCATTGATAAGCATCTGACGATTACCGCAGATGAGTAATGGATTTCCTGCTGGTGAAGCAGAAGCGGCTGCTGAGGTAGCAGCACCGTATGAAATTACCAACGGATAACCAAATAGGCTTCCTGGTGTTCCTGCAAGAGGATCTGGAAGAACAAGATCATTATTACCCTTGACCATTCCACGAATTTCCTTAAGCATTTTAGGATGTGCCATCCAAACTGTATTAGCAGCATCAAACTTTGAAGAATCTTCAACAATACCAAGTGCATTGTTTAAGTCATCATAAGAAAGTGCTCCACCTGTTTGAATGAGGTTTGTTCCAGCAGCACCAGGTGATACTGCACGATATAAAGATGTATATGGAGCAACATCTGTACCATCAGCAGCAACATGTACACCAAGTGCAGCATTATCAAATTTACGTGCGAAACGGGAAACCCATTCACGCTTGTATGTTGTAAGAGTATCTACGAGTGAATCGTTAATATCTTCTTCAGAAATATGGAATATCTTTGCATATTTCTTAGCAGTCAATACGACTTCGTCAAGAGTTGCAGTTGCTTCTGGAATTGCTACGCCTTCGGCGACAACTTCTGGAGCATCAGCAACAAAACGAGGCACTGACTTTGTTCGTGAAGCCATTTGCTCACGACGAGCGAACTGTTCAACCGCAGAGTTGGCAACGAGGTCTTGGATGACTGTACTGCCTTGTTCCTCTAGGATGTAACCGTTGGCTTCTGTTAAATCAATTCTAGCCATTTTGTTTTTCTCCTTTAGAAAAATAAATTTTTATTAAGTTTTTAATTGTTGAATCGTCTAATTCATCCATAGACCTATGGCAACGTCCATCGCCAAAAGTATATGTATATTATATCAGATTCTTGAAGACTTACCAAGTATTTTTGCTGCTTGCATTTCGCTTGCAGAATACTGAGTGCTAACAGAAGCCTTTATGGCTGCGTCAGCCTGTCCTCCAACACGAACTTTTGCATCAAAAATCTCAGGAAGATCTTGTTTTAATTGTTCTAGTTGTTCTTCCAAACCAAGAACCTCATAATTTTCATCAAATTCAAGTTTGAGGGTATCAATAAACTTCAAAAATCTCTTAGGTTCTTTCAAACCTTCATTAGCAAGTTTCTGTACAATTTTTTCCCTTAATAGTTTTCCACTATATTCGGCTATTGCTTGATCTTTGCTACTGAGATCTATTTCAAGTTTTTCTTTTTCTTCCCTGAATTTTTTGGCATCACTTTTGGCTCTTTCAAGTGCTGCTAGTACAGCCTTTGGATCCTCAATGACTACTTCAGAGTTTTCTTGTGTTTGTTCTGTATTTGTATTTTCAGTTTCCAACTTCTCCACCTGTTGCTTCCATTAGTACGTTAT